ATAAAAGTAGCGCTTTTGTTTTTCAATTTGACTAGACGGTACATCTTCATATATATTTCTCATCTTAGTGTACCTCAATCAAAATATTCGTTATTAGTGTAAGTATAATCACGAGAAAGCTGTTGGGCCTCTAAGCGCAGTTTGTCGTCTAGCGCTTGCAGCTCCTTTAAGTGCGCAGCCTGTGAGTAATAATTTGTTTCCTTACCACTAAACACCTGCAAAGTATTCGTTACGCTCAAAAGTTGCTGGCCAATCCATTCGCGAGCCATCAGCAAAGCGAGAATTTCAGTCTCCACATCGGACAAATCAAAATTAAATTGCTTTAATTCTTCATCTCTATTGGATAAGTCATGTTCGCACTTTCTGTGTTTTGCGATTGCACTAGACAACCAACCATGCAACATATTCTCCAAGTCTTCCTCGGGAAGCATCAGCAAGGTTGGGTCTGTGATTTTACTCAAAGCTTTTTCGTACAAAGTAGAGTAAAGTGTCATATGCAACACCTCCCCTATATTAGCCAATCATCATAATCAGTTCTGTACCGAGAGTTTCGTCAATAGCCTTAATGGTTCTCAGGTCGTAAAGAGTGCCGTTCTGAATCATAGAATATGCCATATTCTGTACAGTGGCTTTCATACCGTCAGGAAGCTTCTTAAGTTGCGCCACAAAATTTCTGTGAGGTAACTTAAACATCTCCTTAATGTCAACCTGCTGCAACGAGTCATAAAGCTCTCCAAAATCAGACTTCCACTCCTCTCTCAAATCCTCGTCCTCGATAATAATCATAGGTTCGAACAGATAACGAGAGCCAAGAGCTTTCCAGGACACCAAGTCTTGATACTCAACATCTCTAAAGTCACCCTCGTTCGCCCAACTATAAGGCATACGAGTCTTTGGACCAATAAGTCTTAGCTCTCCAAAGCGAACACTTCTGCAGGGAATAAGTTCGCTTGGGTCATGCTTAGGCTTGTTAACTTTTTTAGGAGCAGGAGTAACAACCTCAGTTACTGGCTCCTGTTCCATAATTTCATCGGTTTCGACTGCTGACTTTTTTGTATTTGCCATAATAATTTCTCCTTTTTCTCCGCATATAAATCATTTTGTCGTGTTAAGATGCTGCTATTTTTTGTTTAGCATCTACCCAGTGTAACTTTTCACCAGTTATGGGGTGTTTACCAGCGGATTTCTGCCTGCCTCTTAGACAAGCGGATACATATGTAGCGTCAATACCTAATTCTAACTCAACCTCTTTAGCTCCCCAAAACTCTCTATCAAGCTCTGGACAATATACAGAACGACACCTCGGATGATTTTCACCAGAAAAATCTGCATGATTTATGCTCATTTTTAACTTAGTATCATCAGAAAAAGTCTTGCCGTAGTTAATATGTTCACTTCCTTTTGGAGTATGACGATTGGCAATCATTTTTTGCTTTACATCGTCAGACATGTGTTTCCCATAATTAGGATTGTTTTCTCCAGAAACATCTGCGTGGTTTTCTCGCATTTTATGTCGAACATATTCACTTGGAGACTGATTACCATTTCCGCCAGCATTTAGATTATACCCATACTGAACGTTTGTTGTATTAAATTGTTCAATGTATTTTATTTCTAACTCGTCGAGTTGAAATATGTTGCACGCCTCTAAAATATAAAATCTAAAGTAAGATTCTCCATATTTATCCCATGCACGTTGCAAATAATCATTCACGTGTTTATGTTGATTTAGCTCGCTTTTATGTGCTTTCCACCTTTTATATATATCAACAGATTGTCCAATATATTTTTTATTATTATTAGTATTTTCAATACAATATATGCCACATATTTTTTCCACTGTTAACACCACCTTTCTGTTATAATTTTAATAAAATTAATTATACAATTTCCCAAACACCAAATACGCTGTTAAGAATAACGCTAATACCCATGCGATACATAACTTCGTATTCATAGCTCATATCTCTGTTAGTATCTCTGTCGGTAGTCTGAGAAACCTGAGTTTCACCATAGTTGACGACCTTGATGAAACGATTAGCCAGGCTGGTAGGAATGATGTACAGTCTATCTGTATCGAGCATGTAGTCGACAGTTGCACTGTTGATGCCAGCGCCTCTCTTCAGACCCTGACCAATCTCTGCAACAGCAAAGCCCTCCCAGTTGCCAAGAACGCCACCATTTGCATAGTATTCCTGCTTAACGGTCTCAGGAGCCCAGTTTACATCAGCCATAGCAGTCAGAGAAGACAGAGCAGTACGAGCACCGAAGATAGTGACCTCGGAACCAGTTGCCATGGAGATATCCTGGCAAAGCTTAACTAGGGTTGCCTTGTTAGCAACATCGATAGCACCAGACTTAACCCAGTTTGCACCCAGATTGTCCTTGGCACCTCTCAGAGCAGCATACAGAGCATCATATAGATAACGATTGATAGCGTCTGCAACCTTAGAAACAAATGCAGCCCAATCCTCTGCGCCAGTCAGAACTCTCTCAAAATCTGCGTAGATCTTCAAACCGAACCACTCACCAGCAACGGAGAAGTGACGACCAGCGCCAAGTCTCTGACGAATCATATTGTGGTGGTTACCAGAAACCTTAGAAACGCTCAGGATAGAGTCGTCCTCAACATAGAAGTCGTTCTCGTCGCCCAGAGCCAGATTCTTGGTCTCAACAAACTGCATGAAGAAAGGGTTCTCCATCCAGCCAGTAATAATCATCTCCTCGAGAGTCTCCTCAATCAGAGTGAATACGAGGTCTTTATTTGCGCGAATAGCGCGTCTAACATGCTGAGGTCTGTCGTTAGCCTCGATACCGAGAGCAGCTCTAAACTTCTCAACAATCTTCTGATTAGCTTCCTTAGCAGAATAATCCTTTACCTCGCCGCGTGCAGCGTCAAGAAGGAGCTCGCTGAAGCAAACAAGATCTGCATTATCATTATTAAATGCATTCTGAACAGTTGTATTAAACATCATTAGATTCTTCATAATTCATTTCCTCCTTTCACATCATTACGCAGCGGTATAACCAGCATCATCAGACCAAGCAACGGTTGCGCCAATAGCAGGGGTCTCGCCGCCAAATGCGTCTACAGATACAGTAAATACATCGTGCTTCTTCATGGGATACATACGAGCACGAGCGCCCTTTGCGTTGTAATAGTTTGCAACATCCTGGTAAGACTTCAGGAAGTCATTCTCCATAGTCTCGGGATTGTGTACAAAGTAACCATCACAATCTGCCTGGAGTTCGAATCTAACCATTGTGCGGTTCATATTGTAAACGATTTCAATTACCTTAGCAGAAAAATCGCCAGCAAATGCGCCAACAGTGTAATACTCGCCCTCCTTATAATCTACAACAGCAACGATTTCGCCGTTGTCGCGTGCCTTATCCATCTCACCAGACAGGATATGACCATCGCCATAAACAGCAGAAACTCTAGAAATTTCTGCGACCCAGTGCTTATTAATAAGATCCTGTGCCATAATAGTTTCCTCCTAAATTTTTTAAATTTTAATCAAAAAGATTTCCATAATGTTTCTTCTTTTTATCTTCTTTTTTGTTAAAGTTAAACTTAACAGTATTTGTCTTGTTAACTTCGTTCTTAACTGCAGCAAACTCGCCATTCTCTTTGATGAACTTGGCAAAAATTACATCCGCCTTAACATCCAACTCTTCAATAGAATAGTTTGCCGCATTGTTCTTGAGAGCTTCAAATGCCTCGTTGCCATCAAGAACGGAATACTCTGCTCTTGCAAAAATAGCGTCTTTCTTTGCTTTAAGTTCTGCTGCGTCATAATTATCCTTAAATGCCTTTAGCTCGTTGTATTGGGCCTCGAGAATAGAATAATTCTCCTTCAAAGCGTCAATCGCGTCTTTTTCATCCTTAGATAACCACTCGTTGAACACTTCAACTTTGTCATCATTCAAAGATACTGTGTCACCATCCTTGGAATATCCCTGTCTATAGAATTTGTTCTCCGCGTAATCCTGATAAATAAACTTATTGTCATAGACTTCAATAATCCATGCAGTACAATATCCATTGTCAGAATATACGTCCAACAAACTATATAGAGCATAACGAATGTCATCATGACTGAGCTCATATCTCAAAGAGAAATCCTCAGCGACTTCCTCAACAACTTCCTCAACGACAACAGCGTCTGTGGCCTCTTCCTCGGGTTCCTCAGCGGATTCCTCAACGACCACCGTTTCGTCAGCGTTAGTCTCGGGCTCCTCTTCAGCTTCCTCAAAAGCTTCCTTAAAAGCAACTTCAAGTTCTTCATCAGAGAGATTTTCGTACTCAAAAGTTACTTCGTCAGCAGTCTTGCCGTATTTAGCAAGCAACTCTTCAAATCTTCCCATAACTTTTTCTCCTCCTTTCTCTGAATGTGTTCTATTATTGAAATTTTCAAGCGTCACATTAAGCTTTTCAAGTGTTTCAATCAGTTTGTCTTGATATGTAAATACAGGCTCTTCGTGGCAAAAATCTGCAATGTCTGCTCTTGATCCGAGCATTCCTTCGCCTATTTCGTTGCCGTCTTCATCAACCCCAAGCAGAGCACAGCCTCCAAAGTAGAAGTCGGTAATGTCAAGATACTTTTCTTTTGCATTATACGTGAGCTCATTAATGACAAGCTCACAACTAACTTTTGTACCATTTTTTCTACGAATAATATCAGCAGCTTCTGTATAATCTTCGGGAATAACAGCATACGCCATAACATATGTTTTATCCATTTCCTTGTCATACTCGAGCCATGGATCATCAGCGGTAAAACAGCCAACCTGTTTCTCTATATAATTAATCTCAGTCTCGCCATCTTCATTTTCCACAATCTCTACGTTGTGCGCATAGAAGTCCTTGGTTCCATCTTTTAATTCATGAATGTACGCCAAGATTGGTCTATACTTTAACGTAGGAATAGCTTTTTCCATGTTTTCTTTAGAAATATGACTGCCATTACGATTAGTTTCGGTATGGCAAACCTTTAGTTTCAACTTCAACATTCCTGGCAGCTCTTCTTCTTCTGTAGCAAATAATCCTTTAACAGAAACAACAATTGGCGTACCAGCAGATTTGGAACTAAATGTTACGGACTGATTTTGCTGTACATAGAACCCATATAAATCATCAAGTGTCAAAATTTTTCTCGCCATATGTTTTGTCCTCCTTTCTACCGTAATACATTTGCAAGTCCAAGAGGACATTACACACTTAAAATATTGGTATAAGCAATTTTGCTTTTATCAAAATTTGCAAAACTAAAACTCTTAGGCGCATCATTCAAAAACGTATAAACAGAGCCATCTCTTTTTATAAGCTTAAACCCAGACGCCAAGAGTGCGTTTGCTGCTTTTTCATCTTTTGTAATAATAAATTTCTGTTGCATTGGTGCACCTCCAAATCATTCTGTCGTGTTTAACCAACAGCGTCTCTCTTGTCGCGGCTGGCTTCGCCGTCATCCGTGAGTTCGCCATCATCTTTTGTTGGAGCACCAGTCTCTCCCTGCCCAGGGCCCTGAGTGTAGCTTGTTTTAACTGGATTTACCCATTTATTTACGGCAAGTCCAAGCTTTGTTTCTAGCCAGTCGCTAGCCATAGCCTCAATTGGGTCATATCCTTCGAGTATCATCCATTCAAGCTTTACTGGAAGACCAGACGAAGCAGCCTCTTTAATTTCTTTGATTCTTTCAGCCTTGGTATAAGTAGTAGTATCAATAAATTTAATGTAGGCTTTAGAACTGGAGTATTCCATTAGAATTCTTTCATTAACAAAAGCCTCTATCTGCTTCATGATACCTCGAGTGGCAAGTAGTGCGTCTGTCATCATACTCATTGTAACAGATGTACTTCCAGTTAAACGACTGCTATCAAATATCTGAGAAATACCAGTCATCTCCATTAAATTCTGATAACTATCAGCAATAGAGTTTGTGTCAGAAGTAGCGTTCTTATCAAAAGAAACGCTGTCAATATCCATACCAGGAGAAAGAACAAGCCCAATCTCCGCAGGCAAAATGCCTAGAGCTTTAGCATAAAACTTTTGTGCAAGAGTTAAACTTAAAGCTAAATCATCTGGCGTCTTAGAATCCAACAGCGGAATCTTCATAACCAAAAGTTTGTAAATATCCAAAGACTCCTTAACCGCCATTAGGGACTGCAGATCAATCAGATCAATCAGGCCTTCAAACAATGAAGCAAACGGACTGATAATTAAATCCATATCGCTTATATCGATTTTCAATGCACGAGCAGTATCAAGTTCTTGCCAGCGCAACGTATTATCTCTCTGATATTTATTATATTTAGTCTTAAACTCTTTATCCCAAACATCAAGATAAAATGCGTTTGATCCATTAAAAAATGAAAAATCGAATGCAACATGAAGAAGATTATTATATCCAATAGAACTAATTCTGCAATATTGAGAATCGAGCGGCATCATCAGTAATGTGCCGTCATCATCTTGATATGGTTGAAAATATACAATTCCTTCTCTCCACGCTATCATCAAAAGCTTAAACATATTGATGTCGAGATTCATCTTTCTAACAAATCTACACGCATCTTCGTAGTCTTGCAACATAGATTCTTCGTCATTTTCTTCTGTAAGACTAAAATCTAAATTTATTTTATATGCGCTAAAATCAGGAAGGCTGGCAAAATATCTAATAATTCTAAAGAACGGAAAACTCAATGTCTGCAAAAACCTAGACAAATTTCTAAGCTGGGTTTGAGAGTTAGACGAATATGGTGTCTGCAAATAAGTTCTAAGAGTGTCCTTATTAAATACAGTCCATGTTTTGGTTGTTGTATTGGTTAAATCAACAAGCTGCAAAACGTCATCAATCGCTGCCGCATATTGTTTGACGTTCTCTAGATTTTCAGTAAACTTTAAGTTTTCTGAATTTTGTTTTGTCATATTTTTACTCTCTGCCATACTTATCCTCCTTTCTTAGCTAAAATAACTATGTGTTGTTTTTGGACTCTTAATTTCGAAAAATTGGTCCATTTCATCAATGTCTTTTCTTTTATTAATAATTTTGTCTCTGCGTAACAACATAAGTTGCCAAGCAAGCAGAGCTAAAACATAGGCGCGGTCATCGTGTAGCTTATTGGCTTTTTCGGGCGCCAAATCAAATCTATCTTTGCCAGTACTTTGCTTAAATCTATAAATATTAAGCATTTCATTTTTCATTGCGTCTATCTGCTTTAATGCAATTTCCTCATCTTTATTGACACTAACTGGATGACATTCAATAGTAATGCCTTTTTTGGTAAGCAACTCTTCCTCTTCTTCGGTTGGGTATGTATATCTCTGAGTTTTCTTACCATGAGAATCTGTCTCGTAAATTAAATTAATATATCCTTTGTTTAAATACTCTTCGGTAAATTCGATTAAATTTAAATCCATCATTTTAATAAAGGCTTCAAATAATTCTGATTTGTATTTAGTCGGAGATATTAGCTTCAATTTGTCTTGAACTGCATTTGGAAACTTTGCCCTATCTCCTTCGTTAAACTCTGGATCTATAAGTCCACGATGCCGAACACCGCATTCATCGTTCCAATCTTCGCACAAAAAGTCCGTGATTGGGACACCAGCACCACCAGAACCAGCATCAACCAGAATCGAAACAATATTTTCGTAATCAGCAACCTTTTCTCCGTTGTATGCTAATATCAATTTTTTCAATTCCTCTATTTGATTTGGGGTGTTCATCGGTGTTTTATTCTTTTTCATGGTATCAGCCAACGACACCACATTAACTATTTTCATTTTCCATCCAACATTTTCATCCTCATAGTATTCGGCAACTCCTATTGCAGAGTTGTCGATACGACGAGCGGGGTCAAATGCGATACCATATAATGTTTTATTGTCTTTACTTTTCAAGTCTGGTAAACGAGGCACTGAGTTTCGAATAATATCAGCTCGCTTACAAATATTATGTTCTGAAGAATCGTGAGTGAAAATATTTTTGTACTCTCTTAACCCAGCCTCTTTATCTTCCCTCATACGAGCGTCAACAACTTCTTGCGTTAACAGGGGTTTCGGCATCTTAATTCCACGCTTTGTTGCGTTAATTACGACGTCACAATTAATGTCTGCACAAAAATATCGCTTATCACCAGCGTCCATTCTCAGACTACACTCCCTATATTTACGGAAGAAATATTGGTCAACAGAGCCAGCGGACGACGCATAGATGCACTGGTTTGGAAACTGCGGAGGTTCTACAAGAGTGTCTGTAACGTCGAAATCTACACCGTCAACGAAATCACTTGACTGTGTAATAAACGGCTCGCTGGTAGTAAATAATTCATCTGGAGAAAAGGCACACTCGTCATAAAAATTACAGGAGCTACGCTTCGATCTATTATTGTCGTAACTACCGTTCAAACTATTCACTTTGCTGTTGTTATACAACGCAAACTGATACGAGCTTGGGTTGTGTATAAACCCGTTACTATTTGCCTGATTTTTAACAACCTCACTCTGAAATACATTTGTTAGCGTTTTAAATGATGGTATTGCATTAAATGCCAATTTCTCGATTTTCTGAAACATTTCAATACTTTGAGAACCTACGCCACAAAGAATATATGCTTGAAAGTTCGGCACTAACAATGAGCGCGTCATCAAATATACAGCACCTAAAATTGATTTTCCAGCGTTTCTTGACATAGCCCACACGATAAACTGAGCGTTCCATGTATTTAAAAACACGTATCTCTGATAGTCCATAAAGGAAATACCAAATATTTCTTCAGCAAATTTGTCGGGGTTGCGCCTCCCCCACTGGATAAATTCTGCGGTTAATTTTTTATCATCAAGCTGACGATATGTCATACCGTAATCCATTGGCTTTTCAAAATATTTATAATCACTAGGTAATATTAGACTACTCATCTGCAATCACCTCGAAATCTTCATTAACCAATTGCTTTGATAATAAGAAATCTTTTAAGTCTTTGTTCTCGAGAAGAAGCTTTCGAGCTGTTTCAATAGCCTCGTCTCGCTCTTTGGTGAGTGTTTCAACAAGTTCAACCTTAATGTCTTTTATTTCTTGAGCTATATTTTCATCATACCCAATCTGTTTGTGTCTACACTCTTCATTAATAAGAGCCACTTGTTTCATTCCCTCACATGTACCAATGTCATAAGTATTTATTTTTGCGTCACGTAAACCAATCTGAACTAACTCTTTCATCTTTCCAGACAAAGTATTCGCGCCCTTAGATTTGTTGTTGTTAAAGTTTACACTACCATATATTTAACTTAATTATTTTCCAAACGTTGCCACGTTAATTGTTCACCTGTGACTGGGTGCCTACCGCAATGTTTTCTTTCTCCATATAAACATTTGCTTAGATTGGGTTTTGAAAAACCATATTTATCACAAACTTCTTGCAGTCCCCAAAAAGATTCGCCAAGCTCTGGGCAATATACAGGAACACAACATGTACTATTGCCGTTCGCGTATCTGCCGTCCATTTTTTCGTGCTGTTCTTCGGACCATTTTGAGCCAATCCTCATTTGAGCAAGTGACGCTCTTTGCTTTTCTGATAATGGTCTTCCTTTTTTAGACGAAGGCTTGCCACGTTTGGCTCTACTCATTTTATCCTTACTTTCTTCAGAATGAATTTTGCCAAACATAGGATGGTTTTCTTTGTTTATAAACTGTTTCTTTTTTGCTTTGCTTTGTGCTATACTTAAAGCCGTCTTTGACAATTCATATTCTTCGGCTGTTAATTCATATCTTTCGTTTGTTTTTGAACTTTTAGTTGACATAACCCACCAAGCAAATAACAATTTTTCGTTTTCTGGGTTTTCTTCTGCCAGCAATTTATGAACCTCATAATGCTCTCTGGCATAAAGATCGATTAAATTCGACTCGTCGTCGTTACCGTCCATACATCTCGGAATTATGTGATGTCTTTCGTGATACGCTTCGCCGCACCCAAATCTTCCCCTTGTATTCAAAATGTTTTGAATATACTCACTATATGTCACGACTCTACCTTCTTTAAAATATATTTTTGGAAAATAATTAAAGGACGCTACTCCCTGTTGAGGTATACACCTCCTCGAACTTTCGTTACGAGTGTAGACTATATCTTCATCACATTCATTTTGTTGTGTGAGTCCACCACTTCGAATAGTCAAACGCTTACTATTCTACTCCTTACGGATAGTCGTTGAACCTTTCCCATGTTTAATTAAATTTAGGGACTTGGCTGCTGATTACCTATATATCTAAAATATTTTCAAACATTCACACTTGTCTTTTCAAACTATGTTGTAGTTACTTTAGCTTTAAGGACTTCCAGCAATTCGATGGATTTTTTCACGTAAATCACTTTACGCAGGAACTATTTTTTAATCCCATTATCTTTAGCGAGCGCATTTGCATCGCTAATTGCCTTACTCGCTGCATCGCGCAATGTTTTAACGGCTGCAGTGTTTGCCAATATATTTTTTGTATCTATCTGCAACTCATCAATTGCGGCATTAATTTTTTCTGCTTGATTAAATAATTTTACAATCTGTATAACCGCGTTGAGCTTTTGGCCATCATTTTTAGTCTCATCGTCTAAAAACGTCAAAAGTTGCGCATATAAAAGAGGCAGCTCATCCTCTTTTGGATAGGTTCTAAATGGGTCCCATCCAACAAAGTCGATAACTGCCTTCTTGTTTTTTTTATATGTTAAATATTGTTCAGATTCTGGATCTAACGCATTTTCTTGCACATCGAAAGGTTTTGTACTAGAAATCTCCTTAAATGTATCGCCGTCTTTCCAACGCATACCGTTGTATTGCGGCAGCTTTACATTTGTAATATATGCAGACCATATATTTGTCTTCGGTCTATCAAGAGTAGGGTCATGCACCTCTTTATACGACGCTTCCCACAGGCGCTCTATATATGGAAGGTCCATTCTCTCAAGGGCATTACACAGAGAAACCTTCGTTACTTCTCCATATATTCTTGTTTTTTCATTGTAGTTTCTGGCAATTCTCTCTATGCAGAGTTTGCAAAAAGGATTGATACCAACGCTGTTAAATGGGTCAGTAGTTGTATAAAAAGATGACCTACTTTTTGTTTCTCCACAGCAATAGCACAGATAATCCTCTTTAGACTCAGCAACTGCTTGAGAATTTGTTGTTATAGACTTCTTTTTTGTTTGTCCCATAGCACGAGGCATAATATCACTCCTTACGAAAAAGCTTACTGCTCAGCTTCGGACTCTTTCTTTAATCTATACTCTTCCATGATTGCGTCAAAATCGCTCTGAAACGCATCGTTATTTGCAAAAACAGCGACAGTTTCGCCGTTGCCATCTCTTAGAGGTTTTACGTCGATAATGATATTTTTGTGACACTCGCACTGATCCTCGAGCGCTACGCCGCAATATGGGCAATACTTCATTTCTGCATTCATCTTCAGCAGTTTTCTGACTAGCTTCATATCGAACACTAGCTTGCTTTTCTTATTAGTCTCTCTCATAATTATTTCTCTCTTTCATTGTTTATTAAATTAGACCAACGTCATATAAGCACTTCACGGCTCTCTTCTCGCTGGTAATAATTACACTTTGTTCTGGTTCTCCAGAAATTCTCTTATCTACACAATAATCATCCATACCTACCGTGCACCCGCACTGAACGACTTTTACATTATGCTGTGTGTCAAGTGCTGTGTGGTGACGATGACCCATAATAATACCATCTGGCTTTAAACCAGACATTAAAGTCAAATTTTTCACCACGTTGGACGGGGCGTCCTTATCCCCATGAACCGCGTAAAATAATTTATCGCCCCTCGTTCTGAAGGCGCAAATGGTACTATCTATTCTGGACGTAGTGTCAGCAATCTCCACCTTATCATTGTGAGCAAATTGTATTGTTAGACAAAAAGGAATTAGTTCGTCTAACTCTTCACCTTTAAGATGCTCGTCCTTGTTAGGATTAATTCTTGAATGGTTACCAGGCACACTAAATACCTTAATCTCCTCAAACCAATCCTGCAAAGCATATATAAATTCGCCAATATATGTAACGGCAATCTTCAACTGCTCAATTACATTTTCATTATTCTGCAGTCTGAGGTTCTGGTGTATTAGTCCGCTAACATGGTCGCCACCCAAAACAACATTACACACCTTGCATTTGTGCAACTCCTGGATGCTGTGAATTTCATCTAGATACTTGTGCAATCTATTTTTCAAAACACCAGTATTATATGTGTTCCACCAGTTCTGAACTTCAATACCAGCATGTAAGTCAGACAAGCATACAATCATATCTTCATTACTATCAATCACTGGCGAAGTTTTATATTCAAACGGCTCTACGGACTTAGCCATAGAACGCTCCACCAACTCCAAAAACGACTCTCGTCTAGCCTCGGCTCTGACCGTACGCTGATAGTCACTTCTTTCATCTCGTAGCTTTACTGTCGCCTTTTCAATTTTGCGCAGCTTCTCCGATAACTCGTCAGCAGTTTGCTCGTTCACCGCTTCTTGCTTCATAAACATCTCTTTTGCGTCTATAAAACACTTATAGCGTTTTCTGTACGCACTTTCTGAACGATACTCGGTCTCGTCAGTTCTAAACGTTTCGTTCATAAACTCAGCAATTGTTTCCCATGTTGCATCTAACAGACCGTCTCGCTTTGCTGACCCAATACGAAACAATGTTTCCTCTTCCGTTTCATCTGGAAATCTTCTTAAAATCTCATCCATAAATCTTTTCCCTTTCTTTTTCAACAAAAAAGGATGACATATCGTCATCCATGCTTTGCTTCATAATTTTCTTGTATTGCTTTACGAAAATCTTCTGAATATCGAGTCTTTGGCTTGCAACAAGGCTTACAAATAATATCTTCCTGCGTACGAGGATCTTTTCTCTGTCTTTCAGGCTGAATAGAGCATCCTACTTTGATGCCTTTTACAATCTGAACCATAACTTCCTCGTCGTCCGTAGCTTCTGCGAAGCAATCAAAGATAACATCGTCAAGCGCCTTAAAGACAGTGGTTAAATCCTTCTTAAAAAAGCCGCTTTTCTTGGAAAGTCTCTTCATTAATTCTTCTCTTGTAATATTCATTTTATCTCTTCCTTTCTTCTTTTTTGTTGTTTGGAGCTGGCGGAGGAAATCGAATCCCCAACATCCTCATTACAAGTGAGGTGCGCTGCCAGTTGCGCCACGCCAGCATATATGAGAGTTTTTTGGTTGGCTCACTCACAAAACCTACTATATAAAACCCAAAAGGGTTGGCGACTCTATCGGGACTTGAACCCGAACTCTTCTGCGTGACAGGCAGATATGTTAACCAGTTACACTATAGAGCCATATGGCGACAACAGTAGG